GGCCTGGCTGCCCAGGCGCATGGCCACGCCGGCCGGAGCGGTGCCGCTGGCCAGGCGCTGGCCGATCAGCAGCAGGCGCCGCTCCATCACCGCGCCGCCGCTGACCGCCTTGCTCGGGTCGATCTCGATGTAGATGCCCGGTACCCGGATGTTATCGGGCACCTCGTTGAAGCTGACATTCTCAGCCATGGCTTACTCCTTCGGCGCGGCCTGGCGCTTGCGGGTGGGTGGGGTGCCGGTGGCTACCGAGCCGTCGGCCATGCGGCGGCGCCAGTAGCTGTCGAGCACGACGAAGTCGCCCTCGGGCTTGAGGTGCCCGCCCAGCGGGTGGCGCACCTTCAGGCCCTCGGCGGGCACCAGGAATACGGGTTGGCTCATGAGCCCTCCTGCGGGTTGATGTGCGAGTGCAGATCCGGCGCGGGCTCTGCGTGGTCTTCAGCGGCCCAGCGCTGGCGATCGGCCGCGGTGGCGAAGGGCTGGATGTCAAAGTCGGCGTGAAACTCCAGGAAGTCGGCGAGGTTCACGGCGTCCTTCTGCGGCGGGTCGACGTCGGCCTGGATCAGCACCAGGGCCACGTGCAGGCCCTGGTCGCGCAGGGCGTCGTCCTGCATGAACTGGTAGCGGGTGACCTCCCAGCTGGCATCGCCGGCGACGCCGCCGTGCAGCTCGGCGATAGCGGCATCGAGCATCTCGTAGAGGCCGATGGTCTTGCCGTCGCCATGGCGCGCGGCCTGGTGGCTGCGGGCGTTGCGCGCCACCAGCACGACGACGAACTGCGGCGTAGCCAGGGCCTGGCTCAGCGTGCCGTCCATGGCCACCACATAGGCGGCCGGTGCGTCCACGCCCCAGCGCTTGACCAGGTCCTTGTCCGGGGTGTCCGGCAGGCTGTCGACGGCGCGCAGGCGGGAGCCCAGCGGGCTGGCCTTGAGCAGGTCGATCAAATGGGCTTCGAGCTGGCCGAGCATCAGGCACCTCCCGGCGCGCCCTGGCGCACCAGGCTGGCGAGGTGGTTCTCGACCAGGTCGAGGATGTCCTGGCGATCGCCATCGGAGATCCCGAGGAAGGGGCGCGCCGGGATGCTGACCTGGCGTTTGGTCGACCAGCGATCGCCGATGCGAAAGCGCAGGCCGCGCGAGGACTTGGCGCGGATGGTGCCGCCGAACTGGTGGATGGCCGCATAGATGCGGTTGACGCCCCATTCGGCCGAACGCTGGTTGGCGTAGCTGCCGATGGAATCGCCCAGGTGGCCGTCGCGGGTCAGCGTCTTGCCGCCGCCAAGCTGTACGCGCAGGCTCGGCTTCCAGCGCTCGCCGTCCGGGCCGGTCTGGCTGCGGAAGCGTTCGCGGGTGCTGTTCTCGCCGAGGAAGGCGATGTCCTGGAGCAGCGGCTGCGGATCACCACCGAGCCGGCGGATCTGCTGGAACAGGCGCTGAACCTGCGGCAGGTTGTGGCTGATGCGAATGCTGACGGCCATCAGATGAACCCCCGGCTATTGTCGCGGGCGAACACCAGGGCACCGCTGACCATCTCGGCGCCGGCCGAGGGCTGGGCAGTGCTGCCATCGCTGGCCAGGCCCAGCTGGACCTTGCCGGCGGCGACGTGCTCCAGGAAGCGGATGGAGTCTTGGTAGAGGGCCTTCACCTGCTCAGGCGCGGCGTCGTCGAACAGCACGAAGCGGGCGATCTGGCAGGCGATGCGTTCCAGGACATCGGGTGTCTGGCTGAGCGGCAGCTGGTAGCGGCCGCCCAGGTAGGTGTCGATGGTTTGCTCGGCGTCGCCCAGGGCGCGCTCGACCTTGGCCAGCGCCGCGGCAGCCGCGGCCTGCTCTTCAGCCGTGAAGCTGGAGAGGTCACCCGCCGCAGCGGCGATGCGTAGCAGCTCGCCGTCCACCAGGGGCGGCAGGCTGGCATCGGCACGCTGGGCGATCTCGTCCGCGTTGTAGCGGGCGAGCAGCTGGAGGGCGCTGGCGTACATCAGGCGTTACCTTCGCCGTCGACCGGGTTCGACTGACCGTCTTCATTGGTAGTCGCCGGGCCGGTCGAGCTGTCCGCAGGCGGCGCATCGCTCGCGGGTTGTTTGGCATCGCCATCGCCCGCCAGCGGTGCGTCACCGCTTTGCGGGTCAGCCTCGATCTCGCAATGCTCAACATGCAGCATGGGCTCGGCCTCGATGGCTGCGAGCTGTTCCTTGGTCAGCAGGTCCAGCGAGATACCGTGGCCCTCGCGGGTGAACACGAAACCAGCGCGGCGGAAGGTCTCCGGGAAGCTGCGCACGAAGATGGCCTTGATGGTCGACTCGGTGCCGGCAGGCTTCTTCGCGGCGGGCTTGGCTGCGGACTTGGCTGCGGGCTTCACCGCAGTCTTGGTTGGTGCTTTAGCCATGTGGAAGTCCTCCGTTACGCGCCAGTGCCGGTGGAACCAAAGGCGAGCTGCCAGAAGCCGTAACCAGCTGCGGCGCGGGCCTCAGCGCCGAACTTGTACTTCTTCAGGTTGAACACGTCCTCGGCTTCCGGGTTGGTCTGCGAGACGAACACGGGCTTCTTGCGCGGCTGGTAGACGAAGGGCTTGACCGGCTTGCTGGTGTCCAGGAGGAACCAGGCGGTGTCGGACTCGATGCGGCCATCGACCACCAGCTCGGCGGTGCCCTTGTAGGGGTTTGAGCTGCCGTCGGCGAGCTTGGCATCGGTCAGCAGCGCTCGGGCGATGTCCTCCAGGGCCGGCCCGACCAACAGGACGTTGGGTGTGATGTTCAGCGAGCGGCCTTCCTCGTCCTTGAACTTCTTCATGGCCGTGCGGGCAGCGCCGTAGCCCGCCTGTGCCGCCGCCAGGGTGGCGTTGGAGAGCGGAGCGGTGCCCTTGTTGCTGGCCGAGCCGGCACCGACCGGGTGATCGGTGTCGAAGAAGTACTGACCGTCGTAGCAGAGCTTGCCGAAGCCGCCGTTGACCGCCTCGTATACCAGTTCATCCGGCAGCTGAGCGGCCGAGTAGCCGGCCATCTGCGCCTGCGGCTGGTAGATGCCGAGCTGATCATCCTCGATGTGATTGCGGTCGACCTCTACGGTGGCTTCGAAGTCCTCGTTGACCACGACGTACTTGTAGGCTTCCAGGGCCTTGGCGACCTTGGCGCCGATCCAGCGGCGCATCTTCGGGAAGTTGCTCAGCCAGGAGTAATCGTTCTGCCCGCTGTTGGACGGAACCTCCATGGCGATCTTCTGCCAGGTGCTGGGTGCCGCTTCGAAGGCTTTGTTGAAGGTGGTCTTCAACGCCAGGAACACGGCGGCGAGGGCTGCTTTGTTGATGAGCATATTCGGAGATCTCCTTATTCGATCCAGACGCCGTCAGGCTCGATGCCGACGATTCGCCCAGCGGCGGAACGGGTGCCGGTGCCATCGGTAGCGGCCAGGGTCTGGTCGTCGACGATGTAGGCGGTTTTGCCTTGGTGGGCCTGGGTGATGGAGCCGTCGTTGCCCCACTTGAAGGCGTTGAGGCGGCGCACCAGTACGGTGGCTGCGCCGTTTGCGCCGCTGGTGTTGTCGACCGATTCCTCGGCCCGGCCGAGGTAGGTGAGGCCGACGGCGGTCGTGCCTGGCGCCGCGTAGCCGGTGGCGTTGGCGACGACCAGGGCGCCGGCATGAACCTTGGCGCCGGCCGCGGCCGGGACGCCGATGATTTCGGCGTTCTTCAGCGGGGTGTTACGGTCACGGGTGAGAGCGGACATGGGGTCTCCTTACGCCTTGAGCGTGGCCAGATAGTCTTCCGGGCTGACGCCCATGGCCTTGCACACGGCAAGGGCCTCGGCATCCAGCTCATCCACCTTGCTCGGGGTCGCGGTTTGGTGGCGATTGGTCTGCTGGCCCTTGAGCGCGGCGATCGCCGGCGTTTTCTCCAGGTAGGTCTTGAGCGCGGCCACATCCTTCTTGCCCAGATCGCGCGCCCACTCTTCCTGAGCCGGCAGCAGGCGGCCGTCTTCAAGCCCGGCTTTCACCAGCTGGCCGACTTCGCCCTCCACCTGGTTGGCCTTGAGCGCGCGGATGTCCTGCTTGAGCGCCTCGACCACCTCAATCGGGGCGAACTTGGCCGGGTCCGGCTTGCGTTCGGCCTTGAGGGCGGCGAGCGACTGCTGCAGGTCGTCTGCCTTGGAGGCGTTGGCCTTCAGCGCAGTGAGTGCGGTCTGGATGTCTTCGTCGCTGGCGTCCGAAGACAGGCCCAGCGCCTCGATCAGTTGGTCTCGGTTCACACGTTGGTTCTCCTGTGCGGAAGGGGCGGCCGGGATGGCCAGTTCGAAGCGGGCAGCCGCCAGCGTCGGCAGGGAGGCCATGCCGTCGAGTGCGGGGTAGTTGGTGAGGCCGACGTGCAGCAGCTCCAGGACTTCGCCGGTCTGCTTGTCGTAGGTGAAGACGGGGGACAGGTAGCGGTATTCGCGCGCCGCCAGCATGGCGCTGGCCTTGTCGGTCCACTGCACGCCGGTGGCGAACAGGCCCTGGCCCTCGCGCCACTCCAGGCCGCTGCCGGAGAACCACGCGGCGGCCGGAGCGGGCAGGCCGTTCTCGGCGCTGTTGAGGGTTTGGTGTTCGTAGTCGATAACGACGTCGGTGGCGCGGGCTGCGGCTTGGCCGATCAGCCGCTGGGCGACCTGGGCGTCGATGAACCAGGCGCCGGCCGCCACATCACGCGGGCGACCGTCGCGGGCCTTGAAGGCGCCGACCGGGAAGAGCTGGATGGCCGGACCCTCCGCCTGGATCTCGAAGATGCAGGCGGCGATCGCGGCGGTGGGGGAGGCTTTGGTCTTCATGCCGCCAGTGTCGGCGGCATGGTTTGGCTAGTGCAGAGTGAGGGGGTTCAGTGGGGTCACGTAGGGCCGTTACTCGCCAATATCGCGATCTCTGCCGCTTGCTCCGCCAACCTCCTTTTCTCGGCGAGCCCTAATTGCGCTTTCAAGATCGTTCACATGACGCTTGGTCAATTGACTAGGTAGCGAAAACGACAAAAGCATGGCCAGCGATGCGAGGAATAACAGGGCCATCTCGACGCCAATCTGGACCTTCCTCGGCCAGCCAAGCCCCAGCGCGGCCAAGAATGAGAACGCCAAGACAATCAGGTACAGGTAAAACAGCGCCGAATGCTTCCTAAGTTCCTCACGCACCTGCAGTAAATAGAAAGTGTCCTGCCGCCAATTTCGGCCTTTCAGGGCCCGCTCGCTGCCTACGATGGCCATCACGGCCACGAGAAAGCCCGCCAGTATTGAGAACACCGTGACAAGCACCGAAAGGGCATTGCTGTTGTTGTGGTACCTCGGCTGAAAATGCCAGGCGAAAAAAGCAGAGACGACGATACAGCCAATCACGTAAGCGATCTTGCGCCAGCTCAGCTTCCTTTCGTCCCCTTTCACTTCTTCCACTGTCCTTTCTGGATTAACTCGGCTCGATAGTCCAAAAGCGCAGCATATACCTCTGTGTTGATCAGTTCGTTGGCGCCTTCACGGCGCAGCAGGTCGATCTGCTTTTTGGGCGTCACCTCGTTCAAGCGAACCGGTGTCCCTTTTTTGGTCCATACGACCACTTCAACACCTTCCTCAGCTTCCTCCAAAACGTCTTCTCCAACGCTTTGCATGACGTCCAATACAATCTCTGCGGCACGAGATCCACCCTTGGCACTGATAACAGTATTGACCTGCATTTCCCCCCAGTGCTCGGCGAGTTGATGGAGCTTGTTCTCATCCACATCCTCAGCGAAGGCACTTCGGAGGGTCCCAACTAGCGCCTTGAAACGCCCTTTCACCGAAGGTTGCTCATCGATATTTTCGAGCTGCTCGGTTGCTTGGTACATCGTCGTCGCCAAACGCATCTCTTTGATGCCTTCCGCTTCGAGGATTGCTTTGGTTTCTTGGTTCGTGACTTTTTTCAGCTCAAACGCGGCAGTGTCAGCACTTAAACCAGCCTTGTCGAAGAGTTGGCGCAGGTATACCCCGACCGTTCTGACACGAAAGGCTCCCTCGGTAACTACCAAGAGATCGTCTTCGTCGATTAGCGCAAACGCATCGGATAGTTTGAAGGCTCGATCGGTTGGAGCGCTTGCAGAATGATCCGAGTCAATTGCATTGGCCACCTTCAACCCCATAGTGGCCATCTTTTCGCCTGGGACACCTGCGCCTAAAGAGATACGTAAAGGCTCTCCGGTAGTCGTTTCACGATGCCGGACGCCAGCGGTTCCCAAAGTACCCATGCCGACTTCCGTTTCGCTCATTTTCCCAAGCTTAGTCATTGCCTGTCGAACCAGTTGTTCAAAGGTTTTCTTGGGCTTGACGCCTTGGTTGTATACGGCTCTAACGTAATGAACCGGTTTTTTGGTCGGACGACGGGGCACTACTGGCACTCCTTTGCTAAGTGGTGCTTTATCCTCAAAGAAAGCGAACCATTTGCCAAGTAGCATTCCACACGAGCCGTTAGAAGACCGTTAGCCGCTCCGCTACGCATCGCTAACGCTTAACCCCTCCTCACGGTACCCACTGGACTCCAGTCGCCTCGCCAGCGGTCTCGCAGGCGTTATCGCTTTCTACCGAAGCAACCGCACCAAACTGCGAACCACCACAGCCGCCCCAGAGCGCTCAACCGTCAGCAACAGCGCCGAGCCATCGGCCTGCTCCAGGCGGTAGAGCAGGCTGCCGTCTGGCTGCCGGGTGGGCAATCCGCTGTCTAGGATCTGCTGCACCAGGGAATAGTCTTCTACGACGATGCCCGCCTGCTTGCGCAGCTGCTCCGCCAAGGTCTGCTCGTTGAAGACGACCACCGAGGCCTTTGCCCCAAGCTGCTCGGCCGCCGCCGATTCCAGGAGCGCCAGCGGGAAGCCGCCAGCCGGCTTGCGGTACCAATCGGCGAAGGCCTCGCCCTGCACCAGGTCGGCGATGGCCGAACGGGCGACGGCTGCCGGTGCGGCTTCGAGCTTGTCGACCAGGTGCTGGACGAGGCTGCTGCGTCGGCCGCCCGGTGGGTAGTGGAAGGCCGGGTGCACGCCGGCCGGGATCTGCTGGACCTCGCCGGTGCGGGCGTTGACGTAGGGCGTTGTGGGCACCCTGGGCGACTCGCCCACCTCCAGCCCGCGGCGCTGCAGCTGGGCGGCGGTCAGGGCGAAGACGCGGCATTTGCAGCCCCATTCCTTGACCGGCATGTGGTTCTGCCAGAAGGGGTCGTCCACCGGCAGGACTAAGCCGTCCCAGGCCTTGTGCTGCAGGCGCGGATTTTCCGAGTTGCCGCCGTCGTACTGCAGGTAGGGAAAGCTGGCTTTGCGCGCCTGGATGCGCTCCCACAGACCCTCGCTGTGAGCGGTGCGCAGGTTGGTGTCGTAGATGACCTTGAGCCGGCGCGGGCTGCCGAGCTGGACGTCACGCGCCTCGCCAGTGAGTGGGTCTTGCCGGGTCTGCCGGCCCCACCAGCCCTTTTGCTGCAGGGTGGGGATGAGGCGCTTTTGAAACTCCTGCAGGGTGGTGCCTTCGGCCAGGGCGCGATCGACCTCGGCGCGGATGTCCTGGAGCAGGTCCAGCTGCATGGCCTTGGCCACGGTAAACGCGGCCTGATGCTGGGCCTGCCAGACGTCGCGGTAGTCGAAGCCGACGGCGTAGCCCTTCTGGCGGAAGTAGGCGATCGCCTGTTCGGGTGGCAGCGCCTGCAGCTCGACCATCAGACGGCTCCAGTCCGGCCGGCCAGGTGGCCGGCGAACATGCCCTGGGCGATCAGCTCGACGAGCTGGCCGGCATCGAGGTCGGGGATGACCTCGGGCAGGCGCTCGCGGAATTCCTCCAGGCTCTTGCACTGGGCAAGCAGCTGCTGCACCGGCTCGGCCATGCGGGCAACGGGTTGCCACTGGCCGGCGAGCTGCTCTGCCAGGTCATCGAGCGGGTCGGCCTCTGCCTC